CGACACTCCGTATGGTAAAATTGTAAAAGATCTTATCAAAGAAGGTGTCAAGATTGGTGTGTCCTCCCGTGGTATGGGTTCCTTGAAACAAGTCAATGGTGTCAATGAAGTGCAAGAAGATTTCTCGCTTTCTGCCGTTGATATTGTTGCTGATCCATCTGCACCGGACGCATATGTTCAAGGTATTATGGAAGGCAAAGAGTGGGTGTGGGAAAACGGTATTCTCACCGCTCGACGTATTGAATCTCACAAAAAGCATATTCAACGTGCTTCGAGATCACAACTTGAGGAAGCGAAATTATATGCGTTCGCAGATTTCCTCTCAAATCTAAGCAAAGATACATAAAGGGAGATAGGAGTCAAATATGAGTCTCAAAAACGCTTTAGAAACTGCGAAGGAAATTCTCGCTCAATCAGCCGCTTCAATTGACGAAACTTACGTCGAAGCAGAGGCTATGAAAAAGAAAAAAGGTAAAGGGGATGATACCTCCGCTGATGGCGTTTCTTCAACGTCTGCTGACGGTGTTACTCCAGAAACCATCAAACCAACTGGCAAGGAAGCACCAACTCCTTCCATGAAACCATCTGATGCATCAGCCGAAGTAGTTGATGACGCAGGTAAACTTGATCTTAAGAAGCCTGAAGAGGAAGAGTATAGTATGCCTGATGAGGAGATGCCATCTGAAGAGGGTTCCATGATGGGATCAGAAGAGGATATGCATGGTGACATGCCATCTGAAGAAGGTTCAATGATGATGGGTGCAGAAGAAGACATGCATGGCGACGAAGAAGAGGAAGATGATTATGGTGCTAAGAAAGCCAAAAAAATGACCCCAATGGCTGAACAACTTGGCAATCTCTTCACCGGAGAAGAACTCTCTGAAGAATTCAAGCAAAAGGCTGGAGTTGTTTTTGAAGCAGCCGTCAATATGAGAGTTGATGCTGCCAGAGAAGAACTTCATGGAGAATTTGAAACCAAACTCGATGAGGAAAAGCAGGCACTCGCCACCAAACTGGATGAGTATCTAACCTATGTCGTGGAAGAATGGAGAAAAGAAAACGAAGTCGCCATTGACTCCGGCATTCGTTCAGACATCTCCGAATCCTTCATGATCGGTCTTAAGAATCTGTTTGAAACTCATTACGTCGCAATGCCCGATGAGAAGTATGATCTTGTCGAAGGGCTGAACGGAAAGGTCGATGACCTTGAATCCAAACTTAACGAATCCATCGAAAAGAATGTTGAACTTTCCAAGGGACTTGTCAAGGCTCAGTGTGAAGCACTTTATGAAACTGCCTCACGCGACTTGGCTGATTCCGATGAGGAAAAGTTCCGCACGATGGTAGAAAATCTTGATTTTACCAACGTGGATGATTTCCAAGAAAAACTTTCCACGCTTAAAGAAAACTTCTTCAATGAAGAAGGTTCAGTGAAAACCCCTCTCGTTGAGGAGTTCGCCACTAATGAAGAAGATGCTGTGAGAGAATCAGTTGATCTTTCCCCCACAATGTCTGCATACACTAACATGCTTTCGAGAATCAATTCGAAGGCTGTCCAAAACCGTGTTTCTTAAAACACTTAAAGGAGAATAACCCAAATGGACAACGTACTTGTTGAAAACCTTAAGGAGAAGTGGGAACCCGTCCTCAACTGTGAAGGAATGGAACCCATTAAGGATAACTATCGTAGAAACGTGACTGCGATTCTCCTTGAAAACCAAGAGAAAGCCTTGAAAGAAGAAACTAGTGTTGCTCCGGTTCCCGGTGCTAATGGTTTCATCAACACCAACGGTGCATTTAACACTGTTGCTGGCTTTGACCCCGTTCTGATCTCACTCGTTCGACGAGCAATGCCTAACATGATCGCATACGACATCTGTGGTGTCCAGCCTATGTCTGGTCCCACTGGTTTGATCTTTGCGATGAAGGCTAACTTCGTTGGTGCAGGTGGTAGAGAAGGTGAAGCACTCTTTGATGAGTCGCCAACTGACTTCTCGAACTCCGCTCCCGGTACGACCGCTTCTAGAGGCTTCCCTGCCTTTGGTGGCACTGGTGACCCTCTGGGTACTCGTACCGCTGGTGGTACTGGTGGTGCTGCTAACACCGCTGGTGGTGCTGATGCGATTCCTGTCGCTGCTGGTGCATCTACCGCTACGCTTGAGACTTCTACTTTCGCAGAGATGTCATTCACCATCGACCGTACGTCCGTCGTTGCTAAGACCCGTGCATTGAAGGCTGAATACACCTCTGAACTCGCCCAAGACCTTAAGGCTATCCACGGTCTTGATGCGGAAGTCGAACTCGCCAACATTCTCTCGGCTGAAATCCTCGCTGAAATCAACCGTGAAGTTGTGAGAACGATTTATAACAACGCTAAACTCGGCGCACAACAAGCCGATCTTTTCTATAAGAGCAACCACGGTCTTTCCGGTGCTGCTCTCGCTACCGACTTCGGTGGTATCTACGACCTTGAGCAAGACTCTGATGGTCGTTGGTCCGCTGAGAAGTTCCGTGGTCTGATGTTCCAAATGGAACGTGAAGCCAACGTGATTGCTAAAGAAACTCGTCGTGGTAAGGGCAACTTTGTTCTCTGCACCTCTGACGTTGCTTCGGCACTCGCCATGTCCGGCTTCTTGAACCTGACCCCGACCCCTGACATTAACCTCACGGTTGATGACACTGGCAACACTTTTGCTGGTACTCTCAATGGTCGTATGAAGGTTTACATTGACCCATACTCCGTGTCCGGTGCTGACTATGCCCTCGTCGGTTATAGAGGCTCTAGCCCCTACGACGCAGGTATGTTCTACTGCCCATACGTTCCGTTGCAAATGGTTCGTGCAGTCAACGAAACCAACTTCCAACCGAAGATTGGCTTCAAGACCCGATACGGTCTGGTGAACAACCCGTTCGTGTCTGGTGGTGGAACTGACCGTTCAGATCCTCATGCTGCCGCTGCTAATAGAAGCAACCAGTATTACAGAATCTTCCGTATTCTGAACCTGCACGGTAACAACTCCTAATTTTAGGTGACAATTAAATACTTTGGATGAGGGGGCGAAAGCCCCCTTATCTTTTTATACCTAAATAGAGTATGGCAGGAAAAACCACACAAGAATCTATTTTTAATAACGGTAATCAGTTGCCGGGGTTTACTCAGGGATTTCAGAATTCTAATCCCACCAGTCCCGTCAGTAATCAGCCAACCACCACAAATTATCTTTATCAAACTTTTTATAGATTTTCAATAAAGAGGTTGCCGCGAATCAATTATTTTGCACAAAAGGTGACTTTGCCGGAGTTTGCTTCTGTGGGTGCTATTCAACAGCCAACTAGATTCTCAGCAGTCAATCATCCAAGCACAAAAGTTTCTTTTGCAGATTTAAATCTTGAATTTATCATTGACGAAAAACTTGAAAACTGGAGAGAACTATACAATTGGATGAGAACTATCTACTTGGTGAATAGTTATGATGATTTTGAAGAAAAAGATACCACCCACTTCACTGAGGGAAGTCTTCACATTTTGAATAGTGCGATGGTTCCGACTCAAGAGATTAGATTCCATAATCTTTTACCAATTTCCCTTTCTGGTATCGAATTCGACTCTACAGATACGGATCTTTCACCAAGAACAGCCACGGCTACCTTTGCATTTGATTTCTACGAATTTGTCTGATTTCCTCTTGACACGCCTTTAGGTAACTCTATAATCCGAGTGTCAACGAGAAAAGGGATTAAAGATTCTTATGGAACTTAGTGAACTTAGAAAACATGTAGAACAAGATTCGCGTATTGATGATACTGAACTCGATACGGAGTCTTTGAAATTGCCAGCACTTCACAGCAAGTATCTTAATTTTTATCATGATGCGAAGTTGAGGCTAGAAAAAGCAACAAACGAATACAATCGTCTATACCGCTTGAAGTGGGAATACTACAGTGGGAAAATGGATGAACAAACATTGCGTGAGCGTGGATGGGAGCCTTTTGATCACAAGATTCTTCGTAATGATATTGGGATTTATCTCAATGGTGATGAGGATCTGTGTAAAAGAAAAGAAGTGATTGTTTATATCAAGTCAATCGTGGATTATCTTGAGGAGGTTGTCAAAGAAGTCTCCTTCCGACACATGAAGATCAAGGCGGCTATTGACTGGAGGAAGTTCTTAGGCGGTGCATAAATATAATGTATGCCCGATTTTACTATTGAGGACTTGGATTCTTCTCAAATCCGTGTTCGTTGCGAAAAGCACTTAGCAAAAGAACTTTCAGATCACTTTACTTTCAAAGTGCCGGGAAGAGAATTCATGCCCGCCTATCGACAAAAAAGATGGGATGGGCAGATCAAACTCTACAACTTATATTCACAAAAGATATATGCAGGTCTAGAGGCATATATTCACAAATTCTGTGAGGATCGTAATTACAGTCTTGAGGTTCCGAATAGAGGATCTCCATCACCTGTCACAGAAAAAGATCTAGAGGTATTCTTGGAGTCCATCAAGATTAGCATTGGTGGTAAAAGAGTAGATCCACACGAACATCAAAAAGAAGCCATCTTACACGCTATGAATAAAAATAGGTGTCTGATGCTATCACCCACTGGCTCTGGTAAGTCACTGGTCATCTATACGCTTCTAAGACACTATTTAAATTTACTACCAAAAGATCAAAAGGTCTTGATAATTGTTCCGACCATCGGACTGGTATCACAAATGTTTTCGGATATTCGTGACTATTCTGGTATGGACTCAAAATGGAACCCCGTGGAAAACTGTCATATCATGTATGCAGGCAAAGAAAAAAATACAAGAAAGAAAGTTGTGATATCAACATGGCAATCATTACACAAAATGCCAAAAGAATACTTTCAGCAATTTGGAACAGTCTTTGGCGACGAAGCACACTTGTTCAAATCGAAGTCGCTGAGTTCAATTATGACTCAACTTACACGTTGCCCCTATCGGATTGCGATGACGGGAACACTAGATGGGATGTTAACTCATAAACTTGTGATTGAGGGTTTGTTCGGTCCAACTAAAAAGGTAATCACGACCAAGAAACTTATGGAGCAAGATCTTCTATCTAACTTGACTATCGACTGTTTGGTGCTAAACTATACTGGTTCAAATAGGCAACTGATGAGAAGAATGCCATATCAAGATGAAATAGAATGGCTAATAAGTGATAGTAGACGAAATAAATTTATTTGTGATCTAGCAAAAAGCACAAAGGGAAACACTCTGATTCTGTTTCAGTTTGTTGAGAAACACGGAAAGGTTCTTCACGAAATGTTAAAAGACTGTGGCAAACCTGTGTTTTTCATTCATGGCGGCACGGATGTAGAACAGCGTGAACACGCAAGAAATATTGCAGAAAAAATTGACAACGGTATCATTTTGGCATCATATGGAACATTTAGTACTGGTATAAACATCCGTCGCCTAAATAATATTGTGTTCGCGTCACCGTCAAAGAGTCGGGTCAGGGTGCTACAGAGCATTGGAAGACAACTTAGAAAGTCTGTTCACAAAAGCACCGCACGACTCTACGACATAGTTGACGATTTATCATGGAAGAAATATCAGAATCACACATTACGTCACTTTTTTGAGCGACGTAAGATATATGACGCAGAGAAATTTGATTACAAAGTAATCACCATCCCATTACAAGGAGAACGGAATGAAGACAACCCCCTTTAGGATTTTGAAACTAAAGAGTGGTGATGATGTCATCGCACGACTCGTTGCAAATAGCAAAGAGAGTATCAAACTCGAAAGACCGATGTATCTAAAATTCATGCACTACGTTGACAACTCTAGTGGTATGAAAAGAGAAACCCTTGTTCTGGTTGACTGGTTGAAAGCAACAACCTCAAATCATATTGAAATTCCAAAAGATCATATTCTTGGTATTTTTGATCCAGATCCAGATATTGCAAGGGCATATGATTTGCAAAAAAGAATGGACGATAATCCGCAAGATATGATGAATCATCTCAAGAAAACTGGTCAAATGAATTTCCCATTCATGAATGAACCAGAGCAGCAAAGACCAAATATTGATAATATTCTTAAAATTGTTGCAGCAAAAATTGATTCTATGAGAGAGCAAGTTGAAGATGACACTGAGGACGCAATCGAGTCAATGTTTGAAAGAATGGGTATTGATTTTGATGAGGACGATCCAGATGTCAAAATTATCAAGAATGACAAGGACTCTCCCGATTATGGGACACGTTATTGGGACTGGTCACCAAATGTAGATGATTACTTGACTTGATACTTTTTTGAGGTAAACTTACATCATGTCCGATTCCCATTACATTGACAATAAGCACTTTTTTGCCGAGATGGTGAAATGGAAAGAGCAGGTAAAGGACGCTCAGGAAACTGATGATCCCAAGCCACCTGTTACTGAGTATATCGGTGAGTGCTTTCTTTTGATTGCCGAGCGACTGTCTACGCGACCCAACTTTGTAAATTATCCTTTTCGTGATGAGATGGTCGGAGATGCAATTGAAAATTGTTTGATGTACGCTGCAAACTTTGACCCTGAAAAGTCAAAGAATCCTTTCGCGTATTTTACACAAATTACTTACTATGCGTTTTTAAGAAGAATCCAGCGTGAGAAAAAGCAAGACACCATCAAATATAAACTGATGGAAGCCGCTGACGCAAAAGGTGAACTTGCGGCGATGCTCGATCCAGAAAAAGTATCAAAAGATCCTTACGCCGATTATCTCAAACTTACTGAAAATGATATTGTAAATATAGAGCCAAAGAAAAAAGGTCGTAAGAAAAAGAAAAAGAAAAATGGTGACGGAGAACTCTTTTGAAAATAGCCATCCTGTGTGACACACACTTCGGGGCAAGAAATGATGGACAAATTTTTCTAGATTACTACTTCAAGTTTTTTGATAATGTATTCTTTCCTGCCTGCGAAGAACGTGGTATAAAAACTGTATTACACTTAGGCGATCTTATGGATCGCCGTAAATACGTTAACTTTAATACACTCGCACAAGTCCGTGAGCGTTTCATGGATCGACTTCGCGGTATGGAAGTCCACTGCATCGTCGGCAACCATGACACTTACTTTAAAAACACCAACGAAGTCAACTCACCAAAAGAGTTGTTTGGTTCTCGTTATCCTGATTTTCACATTTATGATAGCCCTGTGGAACTGACCTTTGACAATACAAAGATTGCGATGATTCCGTGGATTAATAAGGGTAATGAACAAGAGTCGATTGACTTTATCAATCAAACAGACGCGACCATTCTTGCAGGACATTTTGAACTTGAAGGTTATCAAGTCATGCGTGGCGTGAAACACACGGACGGCATGAAGCCAGACATGCTACAACGATTTGATAAAGTTTGGTCAGGTCACTTTCATATCAAACATGAAGAAAATAATATTTGTTATTTTGGCACTGCGTATCAAATGACATTTGCAGACCTTTTTGAAAAGAAAGGTTTTCACATTTATGATACGGAGACGGAAGAGATTGAGTTTGTGCCAAATCCCGACAGTCTTTTTCATGCGGTGAAATATAGTGATGATATCGATCTTGCGATGATTGATTTCCGTCAGTACGCCGGACGGTACGTCAAAGTTTTTGTTCATGAAAAGAAAGACGCTAAAAAGTTTGATAGGCTAATTGAGCGATTATACGACAGCAAAGCAGAGAGCGTCACAATTCTTGAAAATGAAACACCGACGAGTCAAAATGTCGAAGTTGAGCAAGAGGCTCTTGCAACTGATACGATGACATTGATTAACTCTTATGTTGATGATGTGTTTTCCGATGACCCGGAAGAGTGTAAAAGATTGAAAGAGGTGTTCAAGGAACTTTTCCTTGAGTCGTTTGATATATGATTAATTTTAAGAAAGTGCGTTTCAAAAATTTTGGTTCTTTCGGAAACAACTTCACAGAGGTTGAACTAGATCGACACCAGACAAGTCTGATCACAGGCTTGAACGGACACGGTAAGTCATTTGCCTTGCTTGATTCTATTACCTTTGCTTTGTTCGGTAAGCCTTTTCGTAAGATCAACATCCCACAACTCGTTAACTCACTAAATGAAAAAGATTGCCTCGTTGAAGTTGAGTTTTCTGTCGGGGATGACAGTTACCTGATTCGAAGAGGTTTGAAGCCAAAAGTCTTTGAGGTATTCAAAAATGACGATTTGGTAAACATCGCAGCAAAATCAAAAGATTATCAACGCATGTTGGAAGAGCAGATTCTTCGCATGAACTACAAGTCTTTCACACAGGTTGTGATTCTAGGCTCATCCTCGTTCGTTCCGTTCATGCAACTTTCTGCCGCTGATCGAAGAGCAGTCATCGAGGATATTCTTGATATTCAAGTGTTTTCAAATATGAATGTTGTCCTTCGTGATAAGACCTCAGTGGTTAAAGGTGAGATTACTGATATCAACAAAACACTCCAGATTAACAAAGAGCGGGCGACTGGTGTGATTACTCTGATCGAGTCACTACAAAAGAAAAATAGTCAACAAATCGAAACTCTTGAGGAGGAGATCAGACTAAACAGAGAAGAGCAAGATCAACACACACAAGAAATTGAAAGGCTGGATCAAGAGATTGAGAAGGCACTGGCTAGCATCAGTGACGAAAAAGACGTTGAGACAAAGATTAAAAAATATGAAACGGCAAAGTCTAAACTTGAGCGAGAGTTATCAAATCTAAAGAAAAATATTAACTTTTTTCATGATCATGATTCTTGCCCCCTGTGCAACTCTGAGATTACTCATGAGATGAAAGAGGCTGAAACTAAAAAGGCATCTGGCACTCTCGAACAATTGAAGGATGCTATCTCCGAACTAGAGCAAATCGAACAGAAACAAGTTGATCGTTCAAACGAAATTGCAGATATTAGAAAAATTGTCAGAGAACTCTCAGATAGTCGTATTAGTGAAAATACATCAAGAAAAAATGCGGTGAG